CTTATATACGCCCGTCTTGCGGAGATCGACGGCGCTTCTTGTTTCGAAGTCGCAAAAAACTATATTGTGGGCCAACTTATCTCTCCCGTTTAGTTGTATTTTTCCGTTTTGTATGCCAATGCCTCCCCGCGTAAGTGTGCTCACTGTGGCAATTAGCGCATAAGACTTCACACTTAGCTATCTCCGCAGTAATCTTACCCCATGCAGTCTTTGTGTCTTGGCTTATATTAAATTTTTTATCACCAGAAATATGGTTAAATTGAAGGGCTTCGGCGCTGCCTTTGTACCCGCAAACACGACAACCTCTTTCTAATTTTATGGCGTTGATCATATCCCGTCTTTTTCGCTGAAACTCTCTCGTGCGGATTTGTTTGCTCGGAGAGTTGTTCCTGCATTTTGAAGAGCAGTACTTTGCACGCGCATCTTTTGGTTCAAAAATAACCAAGCAAGTTAAACAGGAACGACTTTCATACCCCATATTTATTCACTTCCTACACCACATATGTGAGCATATAAGCGCGGTTATATAGCGCCGTCAACAAAAAAAGTTCTTGCATTCGATATTCAAACTGTGCCACCCAAGAAGGGCATCAACAAATGAGGGAGTTTATGTCTAACAGTTTTATGCCGTGGCGCGCCGAAGAGGACGCTACACTCACAGAACTTTACCATAAAAATCTGACATACGCGCAGATTGGGGAAGTGCTTGGCCGTTCTGCCGATGCCGTTGATACTCGGCGTAGAAAGATAGGGCTGAAGCGGGAGTTCGTTTCCCATAAATCCCCACCGCCGGAGGACTTACGGGAGTTGGCCCGCACTATGAATGTGTCGCAACTCGTTAAGCATTACGGCCGGATTAGATCGGTGGTCGTTCGTTGGATGGATGAACTTAAACTTACGGAGATCGTTGTCAGTTCAAGCGGAAGGAAGAGAGCCGTTCCGGATAACTTCTGCACGATGGCCCCGACCATGACATGCGCTCAACTTATGCGCCTATATGGTAGCGACCGCAGAACGATTAAGGGTTGGCTCAAAGAGACGGGGACCGTCGCTGTATCAAAGACGGAACGATACGCCGAGGTAACTAGGTTCGTCCCAGCCGATACAAAAGAAGAGGAGACGGTCGCCCGGCGGGAGTTCCGAGGCCACACGAAATTGATTGCGGCTGAAGCTGCGAACTTTCTGCGCCGCACGCACCCATCGGTCCATCGTGCGGATATCCGCATGTACGAGCAGTCGGCCCATACATGGGGCGACGTAAAGAACGTACCCTACCGGGGCGTCAATCAGTATTTTGTTTCAGGTAAAGGCATCATGTGGATCGACGACCTCATTGCCTACGCTCAGACAAAAGGGTTTACAATCAAGGAGTTAATATAATGACACGTCCAACAAAAACTACAGAACAAACACCGCCCACCGTCAACGAGAAGGAAGCGATTGTTGCTTGGCTTCGTTCCGGCAAGATGAACATGTTCGAACGTAACACGCGTTGGTTGGCGGATCGGATTACAGAAGGGGACCATTTGAAATGATACGCCGCATCATCGACTGGCTCATAGAGCGCATGTTTAGAAACGAAAAGGATTGGGACCAATGAAACAGGTACAAGCAGCACAACTGGCCGAGTGGATCGACAACAACACACAAGGCTTCACCAAACGGGACGGCAACATAATAAATATCGAAGGCAAGATTGATGCTTACGAACTTCTCGTATATGCGCAGTCGCTTCAGCCAGCCAGAAGCACGGAGCAAATCCATGCGGACAACAAAGCGTCTTACACTGGCCGGTCTGTAAACGCTGCGGTTGAAGGTGGCGACTTCATGGGGGGCTAGTCATGGACAAAGTAAGATGGACAGATGATGAACAAAAAGTGGAGTTCATTCCAGTATTCATCATCGGTTTTGAAGAAGAGTTTGAACGCGGCGCAATAATGACGACGCCCGCGTATAAGATATTAAACGAAGCCGAACCTGAGTTTGCGCTCTACGCCATCGACGCGGCGGTAGATATGCTGATGCAGAGGCGGGACCAAATCGAAAAGAGGGAGTTGCACTGATGAAGTTTAAGACACTGTATGAGATTGGGTTCACCGATCTCGTGTCCGTCATCCCGCCGAACGCTGAGTTGTCAGCCATGTCTAAAATCCAAGCGGATCAGGCAGGCAAAGCACCCGGTCGGCAGAATGCGCAAGGCACATGGGGTGGCTACGCGTGGCAGGACTATGTGCCGACGCCGAATGATGTTGAGCGGTGGGACCGTAGCCATGCTAATATCGGCTTGAAGGCAAGCAAATATCCTGCGGTTGACATTGATGTTGTCAACGAGGGGCTGGCTCGTGTCATTGGCGATATGGCGGTGAAGGCATTGGGCAAAGCCCCGATGCGTATCGGTCGTTATCCTAAGCGGCTGTTCATGTATCGCACCGATGATAAGATCGGTCGTATGCAGGTGCGGTTCCGTGACGACAGGGGCGTCGAGCAGCTTGTAGAATTCTTAGGGGACGGGCAGCAATACGTCATCGCAGGTATTCACCCTATCACTAAGGAGCCATACAGTCTTGATGTGGACTTGGAGGCACGTGGCCCGGCTGGGTTGAAGAAGGTAACGCGGGAAAAGATTGAGCAGTTCTTTGCTGATCTGACGGAGACGTTGGAGATGATGGGCTGTCAGATTATCCACGCCGACAAGACGGCACAGAAAGCAGTCGAGCGGCAGTCAGTCGATCAGGCTTCGCTTACTGCGCCAAGCGTTGTCCATGTGGCTGCTGCGGTAGCGGCCATCCCAAACAAGACCGAACACTTCCCCGACCGCGATGACTATATTCGTATGGGCTATGCCATCAAGGCAGCGTGCGGCCCTGACAATGAGACGGACGCGTTCGAGATATTCGCAGGCTGGGCCGAGCGTTGGGAAGACGGGGTTAACTCGCTCGACACTATCGAAGCAGACTTTGGCCGTATGCACCCGCCCTATGAGTTGGGTTGGGACTGGCTGGCGGGTAAGGCTGCGAGCTTTGGTTATAAGCGCGAGGTCGATGAGTTCGATGTGTCGGATTTCAGCGACGAAGACTTCGGCGTGGTAGCTTCGGCAGGCGAGACGCCGATTGAGTACAGCGACATTGCATTGGCGCAGCGCGTTGCTCGGCTACACGTTTCGGATATCCGATACGTTGTGGGCGGCATGGGCTGGGTGGCATGGGACGGCAACAAGTGGGCGTTGGATGTAGCGAAGAAGCATCTTTCGATTGTCCGCAAGGTCTGCGCCCAAGCATCTGCCGAGGCGTTGCAGAACATTGACAGCGTGCCGAAGGGTGAGCGTATCGCGCAGCGTGTGGCGTCGTACAATGTAATCGCACACGTGGCCAAGCTGGCGGCAGTTGAACCCACCATGCAGGCGACCACTGAGCAGCTAGACGCTGACATCTATATCCTCAACACCCGGTCGGGGATGGTGGACCTGAAGACGGGGGTCTTGTTTGCACATGATCGTTCTCGCATGTGCACAAAATGCACATCGGTCGAAGCGGACTTCAGCAAGCCAGCCCCGCAATGGCAGGCGTTTCTCAATGAGGCGTGCAACGGTGACGCACAGATGATATCTTACCTTCAAAGGTTGGCTGGCTATTCGGCTACGGGCAGTACCAAAGAGCATGTGCTTGCCTTCGCGCACGGGTCCGGCGGCAATGGCAAAGGGACGTTCCTCGGAGCGATAGGCAATATCCTTGGCGATTATGCCACCGTGGCCAGTGCGGACGTATTCTTGGCGTCGAACAATCAACGGCATCCTACCGAGTTGGCGTCGTTGATGGGTGCGAGGCTCGTTCACGCGCAGGAGATTGACCCGTCGCGCAAGTGGGACGAGGCCAAGGTCAAGGCGCTGACTGGCGGGGATAAGATTAGTGCGCGCTTCATGCGGCAGGATAACTTTGAGTTCAATCCGCAGTTCACGTTGATTATCGCGGGCAATACGAAGCCAGAGATTACTAACGTGGACGACGCTATGCGTCGGCGTATGCACCTCATCCCGTTTGAGACCAAGCCACTCGTCAAGGACATGGACCTTCCCGATAAGTTGAAGGAAGAATACCCCGCCATTTTGGCGTGGGTTATCGAAGGCGCGAAGGCTTGGCTGGAGCAGGGATTGAACCCACCGCAGGCAGTAATCCAAGCTACCGAAGAATATCTCGCGGGAGAAGACGCCTTGGCCCGCTGGATCAGTGAGCGCTGCGTTGCTGGCGTGGACAATGAGATGGGTACGACCGAAGCATTCAATGACTTCCGTGACTGGTGCAAGGATAACAATGAAGCCAAGGGGAAGGAATGGTCCCAGCGTAAGTTTACCGCAGAGATGAAGACGCATAGCTATGAACCCACAAAAGACCGGGCGACACGAACGAAGCGTGTGTTCCGTGGTCTTGAACTTCTCATAGGCGATGAGGACTATATGGTTATCAACGCCATGATTGATGAGCAGTCGGACGATTTCTTCGGCGTTCAGATTAACTTCAAGGCAGGCGAGGATGATGTGTAATGTATGGGAATGATTTTATGCGGTATAAGGAAGTGAGGGACGCGCTCAATCACACGGTGGTTGGCGCTGAGGTAGTGGTCGATGTGGTCAATAGCCCTCCGCACTATAAGTCCGGTGACGTCGAGGCCATCGAAGGGATCGAAGCGTCGATGGGTCCGGAGGCATATGCGGGCTACCTCAAGGGCAATATCATGAAATATATGTGGCGCTATGAGAGGAAGGGAAAGCCGATTGAGGACTTGAAAAAGGCCCAATGGTATCTTGGTCGGCTCATAGCTGCGCAGGAAAAGATACGCACTTGATGTCCAGATGCGCACCTAAATGTTGGCGCTGTTGATTGAGGGGGCATAACGCCCCCTCTTTTTTTATACGCTGCCGGGTGCGTTGTAGCCGGTTGCATGTTTAAAGGCGGCTTGTGCCGCCTCTAATGTATCGAAGCGGCCAAGGAACACGCGCTCGCCCTTGACGATAGCGTTAGCTTCGAACAGCGTTACCCCAACTTTATGGAAGGTCCGTCTGCCCACGCCATGCGCAGGAACTTGGTCGGTATTGCGGGGCACAGGCTTTCGCGTGATCGGATCGCGGTTACGGAGCGGATTACGCACCTCTAAATTGCTCCAGCGGTTATCGAGTTTGTTACCGTTGACATGGCGGATAGGGTGCTGTGGCCATTCGCCTGTCGTTAACTTCCAGATA